TAAATGTCTTGCATATATATCTTCAAATGGATTAATTATAATTTGTCGTCTACCTGTTTCATCTAAAATAGGATCAGTTAATCCTTCTTCATCTCGTATGTGTACATAGTATTTCATTGTTAACGGATTTGTTGTTGGTAGTGTTTCAATAGCATCTGTTGCAGGTCTAACAATAAATTCTGCTTCATCATATGTTAGTGGTCGTTTTTCACCTCCATACATATTTGCTCTATCTTCGTTCCAATTATCTCTATAAACATTATATAAATAGGATTTTATATATGATGAATCTCTTTCCATTGTTTCAGGATTAAGTATTGCAAAATTTTCTATTGGGTACATACCTAGCGTTTCTTGATTTTTTAAACCTTCTGATCCTGTAGCACCAAAGTTAGTAAGTCCATATATGCCTTGCTTTGCATAGCTTCTAAGTAACTTTTCAGCTTGTAATGCTATTTCATCTTTTTGTAATGTAACGCCAATATTATTTTGTAAAAGTGTTTCTCGTATTAGTTGATTAAATGCAAATGTTTTATTTTTTGTAAAGAATCGTGCTCCCGGCAAATCAACGCCAAATACATTTGTATCTACATCTAATTTTTGTACTGCAAGTTGTATACCTTCATTTACACGAGTTTTTATTAATGATAATTGTTCATTATCCCGTGCTATTTCTTCTTGAAATACATCATATTCTGCTTTAGTTTTTAATTGTGGTTGTGTTATTTGCCCTGCTAATCTTAGATTATTTATATTACGAAGATAAGTATATGTTCTTGGGCCTAAACCTGTTGCCATAATGTCAACCATATAATTTTGATATTTAGAAGCATCTTCAAGATATCCTTGTAACCATTCTGCATCTCCTGACCATATTTTATCTTCAAGCATTGTTTTAATACCTGCAGGAATATATTTTGTTACAAATAACATTTTGTAATCATCAGGATTATTTACATTAAACTCTTGTCCTGTTGTTGGTAAACCTAATGCTTCTCGCAATCCATCAGCACTTGCTATTCGTTCAGACAATTTTTCGCCATCCATTTTATCCATCATTTTTTTTGCTCTTAAATCTGTAATTACTTCATTACCATTTTTAATGGATTCTACACCTAAAGATATCTGATTGTTAGTGTCATCATTGTCTATAGCATCTTTCATAATTTTTAATCTTTTACTAACAACATTATTTAGAAATGTTTTATTTTTACTTGTAAGAGTACCCATTGACTTTTGAAAGTCTGCTAAAGTAATAGTTGTATCAAAATCACCTTGTTGATGTTCAGGTGAATATAACTTTGCATCACCAACACCATTAATTAACAAATCAAATGCCTCTAAATTTTTAGCAAACTTTTTTTGATTTACTACTTGTTGATTTGCAACCGATAATGGATTCATAAAATCACCATATTTCTCAAAAAAATTTACAAGACTCTGCATATTATTTAAATCATTCTTATAATGTATTCGTGCATAACTTGATATATCTTCAAAGTCTAAGGCTTCGTTTTCAAAATCTTCTGCAAGTATAGTTTTTGCTGTATTTATTTTACCTGCAATAAGTGCTGATTCTATTGATTCCTGTGTGCTTTTTGCATATGCTTTATATTCTTCGTTTCTACCTTGCTCTTGTATGTTAAGAAAGTTTGCTTCTGTTTGTTGTTTGTATTTATTAGCAATAGAGGTAATATCATCTTCTAGTAATGCCTTGTATTCATCAGGAAAAGATTTTTGTGTAGCTTCAATTATTGGTTCAATTTCTAAAGCAAACTCGTTTGGATCACTACCTTTATCATAACGAACTCTCTTATATACAGCATCAAGTTGTTCGTCAAAAAATGTACCTACTTCTTTTTTTATTTTAGCTAAAGCAAATTTGTCATATCGTTGTTTAGATTCTGTAAATAAAAATGTAGGAACATTAATTGGTTTTGGTTTTTTAAAATTATAAGTTTCTCCATTTGGTTGTTCTAAAGTAACATCTTCATATTCAATAGAAAAATCTTCTATTTCTTTTTGTGCTCTAAATACATCAATGCCTTTTGCACCTTTTTTTATACCTTCGGCTAAAACTTGATTAGCTTCGCTTTGTACTTTATATGCTGTATCTAAAGCACGAGATACTTTTTCTTGCCCAAACTGTGAATTTACTGAAATTTGAGGTGTATATAAAGTTTGTTTTCTGTATCTTTCTGCCATATTAACTCATAAATGTTTTTATATCGGCGGCAGTTCCAAATAAATCGCCTACTGCGGCTCCTGCCTGTCCTATTAATTTTGTTCGTCTTGCAGAAAGTTTTGCTTGTCCTTCTATTTGTGCTGCTTGCCCCTCAAATACTGCTTGCCTTGCTCCATACATAGCTTGTTGTGCTCTTTCTAATCCCATCAATCTTGCATTATTAACATCTTTTTTTACTAATTTTTTATTACCTGCTAAAAAAGCCCCATAAGATGGTGAGTTTATATCTGCACCACTAACAGCAAACGCCGCATAGTTTTTCTTTTTAAGTCTATTAGCATCTTCTTTAATTTTATTAGCTTTTTGTTCCATAGCTAACATTTCTGCTTTGGCTCTATCTTCATACATTTTTTGTTTTTCTTGAGCCATTCGTTGCTGAAGATCCATTTGTGCTTTGATGTAATCACTTTCATTACTAAACAAATTTGCAAAAAAACCAAATACTGAACCACACATTAGTAATATACCTCCGAAGTTATTGCTACAATTCGCATAGGGACAGGAACAGATTGTGTTATAGACACATTAGGCGTTTGACTATAACCAAGTGTATGTATATCTCTTTTGCCTGTAAATCCTATCATTTGTAATCCGTTATCATTAAGCAATACATCATTTCCATTTACTTGTAAATTATAGGTCTTAGATAATTCTAATATAGTTTTTCCTATTTTTCTTGGTAATCCATATGTAGATCCTAAACCTCTAATTGGTTGTACAGAATCAATAGGTAGTGTTTCTACTTCTACTGTATAAGTTAATCCTATATCACAAGCACTTGCAGGTAACTGAAACTGTGCAACTCCATTAGAATCTACAGTAGATGAGCCATAATATCTTATATCATCATCTTCATTTGATCCAGATGTAGCGTGTACTATTTTGCCTCGTAAATCAGGGTTGGCATTTAAACCTGTAAATATTCTGCTAGATGTAAATACAATACTTGTATTATCACTTACTGATACTGCTTGATCAATAACAATGATATACTCGCCAGATGTTCCTGTACTATTAACACTTTGAATTGTATATTCTGTACTTGCAGAACCAATCTTAAACTTTTCTCCTGTAGTAGGAGCATTAGTAAAACCATCAGCTACTATCTGTCTTGTTGATGAAATTGTTCCATTAACAAGTATTGTGCCGTGTGGTTGATATGTTGTACTTAATATTTTACTTACTGAACAATCTGTAGGCAAGGCAAACATAGAATTAGCTATCTGTTCAAGATAATATTTAGTTGCCCCATTTATTGTTCTTTTAACAACTGTGTATAAAAATGATGTAGTACCTGCAGTAGATTCAAAGTTACCATCAGTTTCCCATACAACCCAACCTGCTAGTTTTTCTTGGCGTTGTGCAGAGAATACTCCAAGCGTACCATCATCATTAGCAAAAATAATCATTTGTTCAGTTTTTCTACCTGTTGATTTTATAATGCCTGTATCTTTTGGATTTGATACAGCTTGTGGTGAAAGAAAGGTTATAACAGTAGGAACATAATCCTCTGTTGCTGTATTGTAAAAAAACTCTCTTACAGTTTTACCATTAGGTTGTATAAATATTGCCGCCCCATCAAACAATCGTGGCATACAAGTTTGTGTACAACCTAAACTACTTTGTCTTTCTATTCGTAGATCAGCAGGTGTTAATGGTCTACCTGTTTGTGGTTTTAAATAAAACTCACCTGTACTTGTAAATATTTCTAAATGTTTTCCTGCAATTAAATGTCTTATTTCGTTAATTTGATCTGATGATATAGAAATTTGTATAGAGTCTGTATCTTCAGCTGTGCCTACATCAAAGTTAAAGAAGTCTGCTGTTTTACTACCTGCAACAAAATCTGATATTGCACCACCACCAAAAAATAATCTTTGCTGATGAAACTTACAAGTAGAAGGAAACCCATTAATATTACTATAAACTTGTTCATCCCAAGCAAGAGTTGGTGGGTGTCCTATAATTCTTACATTTGTACCACCACCATCACCGGAATCACCACCTGTATCTGAATTGTCTGCTTCAAATTGATATCGGTCATCATCTAATACTGTTATTGTTTTTGTTCCATTTAGATTCGCCGCTGTTATACCATTGCCATCTTCATTTAGTATTGCTTCTGCACCTTCTACAGTTATTGAAACTCCACTCGTAAATCCGTGTGCAGGGTGTAAAACTGTAACTGTACTATCTCCTTCTTCAGCTTTAAATGGATCGTCATCTAATTCTATTCTTACATCTGCTTGTAATGTACCTGTTAATTCTGTTGCAGAGGTATACCCTGTTATTTCTATTTCTGTGCCGTGATATCTAATATGTTTACCAACATAGTTAGATGTAAAGTAAGGACTACTTGCTACAATATTAACTGAAGAGTTTTTGGTTGTTTGGTCTATATCTAAAGTAATTGCATCATCTGCAAATTTAAAATATGGCTGATATATTTTTTCTTGGTTTGTGCTTACCTTGAATGAAAAGTTTGATATAGCAAAAGTAGTTGCACCTGTTCTTGTCAATATTTGTGGTGCAAATTGTTTATGAGTAATAATCATAGTATCACCCTGTTGTGTATATGTAAGTTCAAACAACTCTGCTGTTGTCCATATACAACCTGTTATGCTTGATAACAATGTGCCATTAGTAGAAAATATTTTGCATTTTGTATTTTGGAAAGCAATTATATATTCTTGATTTTCATTAAATATAAAAGGTTCTATTCGTGTTTCTTCACCTAAATCATATCTAAATAGTGTACCTTGGCGTCTTTCTATCGGGCCTTGGTTAAGACAAAAAACATTTCTTGCTTTTTTTAATGCTTGTTGAAATGCACCAAGATCAGTTCGTGCTATAAGAGTTTCGTCTACTTCGCCACGAGTAAAACTATTCTGGTGTACTCTCTGTGTTGCCATTCATCAACTACTACTACTTGGTACAACTGCTCTTATACCATCTGCAGTACCTCTGTTTCTAACTTCAATCAATAAACTTGTATTAAGTTTTCTTGTAGTTTGTGTTTGTGATTCCATACTTCTAGCTAACACTAATTGTTGATTTGCTCTTTTTTGATAAAGAGTAGATAAACCATCATTTCGTGCTATTGCTCCTGCAAATAAACTAGCAAGTTCAAAAACAACTGCTTGAGTAAAATAATCTGGAAATTCTTTTTCGTGTGGTTGATATGTATAATGACACACTACAACATCACTTGAACTCGTGTTTGTAAATAATTCTTCGTTATATCTATCAAATACAATTACATTATCTGATACAGTAACTGTATGTATTAATATTGCATCATTAGGTATCTGATATGCTGAATCCCATTTATCTAAAGGATTTGTTGCAAGTTTTGTTAGTTGTGCTTGTTTAGTTGCAAATCTCCATCTAGCTTTTGTTAGTAAAGATCGCAATGTTGTTTCATACAACTGATTAGCTACCTTACTTTCTACAGTATTATCTGTAAATGAAGCGATTGTGTTTGCTCCAATTAAAACTAAACCTTGATTACATATATCTATTTTACTTACCATAATCTAAATATCGGGGGAGTTGCCTCCCCCAATACCCTATGTACCATTGATAGTTGTTACAGTAGCCGCCGCCGTTGCACTTGATACAACAAGGACATCTACAGTTCTTGTACCACCCGTTGATCCAACAGTAATGATTACATCATTCTGATGAAGCTGATTGGTAGCACTATTGAAATAACCTGATCCTGCAATGGTAGCAACAGCATCAGCAGAGTTGTAGAGATAAACATTTTGATCTCCACCACCTGCAACTTTTTTTAAGTTTGCTTGAGTAAAAGCCATTAGTTTTCTCCTATTCTGTTATTTGACATTCTATCGCACCATCATTGTCAATCATCACAGCACCCATAGACATATATGAAGTGATTAGATTACTGACC